CCTGCGCACGCTGGCCGAGGCGCACCGCGTGGCCGAGGAGATCGAGGCGGGGCGCATGGTCCCGCCAGCGGAAGAAACGCGACGCGAGGTGACGGCAAATGACCGCGGCGGCGATTGAATTGCAGAAGGCGATCTTCGCCGCGCTTTCGGGCGATGCCGCGCTCGCCGCCGCGCTGGGCGGAGCGCGGATCTACGACCATGTGCCGGCGAATGCCGCCTTTCCCTACATCACCTTCGGTCGCCTTTCCCGCAGCGATTGGAGCACGGCGAGCGAGGACGGAAGCGAGCACCTTTTCACGCTTCACGTTTGGTCGAAGGCGCGCGGCAAGGTGCAGGCGGCGGCGATCATGGAGATCGTGCGGGGGCTTTTGCATGACGCGGAGCTTGCGCTTGCCGGACATGTCCTCGTCAATCTGCGCGAGGAGGCGGCCGACATCCGCTTCGACGACGATCACGACGTCTATCGCGGCGTGATGCGGTTCCGCGCCGTGACCGAACCGGCCGGCTGAGCGGCCGGCCTTTTCATTTTCAAAGATAAAGGAGGCTCGCTGTGGCAGCACAGAAGGGCAAGGACCTGCTGTTGAAGATCGACGATGGCGGGAGTTTCGTCACCGTTGCCGGCCTGCGCACCAAGCGGCTGGCCTTCAACAGCGAGACGGTGGACGTGACCGACGCGGATTCGGCCGGGCGCTGGCGCGAGCTGCTCGGCGGGGCGGGCGTGCAGCGCGCGGCGCTGAGCGGGGCCGGCATCTTCAAGGATGCGCGATCGGACGCGCTGATCCGCACCGGCTTCTTCACCGGCGCCATTACCGGCTGGCAGCTCGCCATCCCCGGCTTCGGCACGGTCGAGGGGCCGTTCCAGATCACCGCGCTCGAATATACCGGCAATCACGATGGCGAGGTGACGTTCGACATCGCGCTGGAATCGGCCGGCGCGCTCACCTTCGCGAGCCTGTGATGGCGGCGAACAGGAGACGCGGCGAGATCGCCGCCATCATCGACGGCGAGGAACGCATCCTTTGCCTGACGCTGGGCGCGCTGGCGGAACTGGAAGCCGCCTTCGCCGTCGACGATCTGAACGCGCTGGCCGAGCGGTTCGCCGGCGGGCGGCTTTCGGCGCGCGACCTTATCCGCATCGTCGGCGCAGGGCTTCGCGGCGGCGGCATGAAGGCGGGCGACGGCGAGGTCGCGGCGATGAAGGCCGAAGGGCGCGCGGCGGGCTTTGCGGCGATCGCGGCCGAGCTTCTGGCGGTGACGTTCGCGGGCGCGGAAAACGCCGACCCTTGAGCGCCGCGGCGGGCGAGGCGCGCCGGTTTCCATGGGACGATGCCATCGCCCTGGGGCTGGGCCTGCTGCGGCTTTCGCCGCGCGACTTCTGGGCGATGACGCCGCGCGAGCTGGCGCTGGCCTTGCGCCTTTACGGCGGCGTCGAGGCGGCGCGGCCGCCGGGGCGCGAGGCGGTCGAGGCGCTGATGGCGCTGTTTCCCGACAATTGATGGAGCAATATGACGATGGCGGAGACGATGGCGCCGGTCGAGGTCAGGCTGGAGGCGGACACACGCCCCTTTGCCGACGCGCTGGCCAATCTCGAAAAGCTGGCCGGCTCGTTCGGGCGCCAGTTGACCGGATCGCTGGCTGCCGCGGCAGTCAGCGGCAGGTCGCTTGACGACGTGCTGCGGCAGATCGGCATGAACCTTGCCGGCATGGCGCTGTCGCAAGGGCTGAAGCCGCTCGGCGACCTGACCGGGAGCCTGTTCTCCGGCTTGTTCAAGGGCATCATGCCCTTCGCCAAGGGCGGGGTGGTGCCGGATGCCACGCCTTTCGCCTCGGGTGGGGTCGTCGCCGCGCCGACCTATTTTCCACTCGGGCGCTCGCTCGGCGTGATGGGTGAGGCGGGTGCGGAGGCGATCCTGCCGTTGAGGCGTGGGGCCGACGGGCGGCTGGGCGTCGCCGCCGGCGGCGGTGGCGGCGGGGCCGCGGTCAATGTCGTCTTCAACGTCACCGCGACCGACGCCGCCTCGTTCCGCAAGTCCGAGGCGCAGGTGACGGGCATGCTGGCGCGGGCCGTGGCACGCGGCGCGCGGTCGCTGTGAGCGGGGGCGCGGACATGGACGCATTTCACGATGTGCGCTTTCCCGTCGCCGTCTCCTTCGGCGCGACGGGCGGGCCGGAACGGCGCGTCGAGATCGTGGCGCTGACCTCCGGCCGCGAGAAGCGCAATTCGCGGCTGGCGCATTCGCGCCGCCATTTCGATGCCGGGACCGGGGTGCGCTCGCTTGCCGACCTCTATGAGATCGTCGCCTTCTTCGAGGCGCGGCGCGGCTCCTATCATGGTTTCCGCTTTCGCGATCCGTTCGACATGAAATCCTGCGCGCCGGACGCGACGCCCCGCCCGCTGGATCAGATTGTAGGGCAGGGCGACGGCGTGCGCGCCACCTTCCAGCTCGTCAAACGCTATGGCGAGGGCGAGGACGCCTATCTCAGGCCGATCCGCAAGCCGGTGGCGGGCAGCGTGCGCGTCGCGGTCGGCGGAGTGGAGCGGGCGGCGCAGTTCTCGGTCGATCACGCGGCGGGAACCGTTACCTTCGCGCCGGGCGCGATCCCGCCGTCGGGCGCGGAGGTGACGGCCGGTTTCGAGTTCGACCTGCCCGCGCGCTTCGACGCCGAGCGCATCGCCATCAGCCTGTCGGCCTTCAAGGCCGGGCAAATCCCTTCCATTCCCATCGTCGAGATCGAGCCATGAGCAGCATCCCTTTCGAAATGCGGGACTGCACCACGCTGTGCCATTGCTGGCGGCTGGAGCGCCGCGACGGCAAGGTGTTCGGTTTCACCGACCACGATGTCCGCCTCGCCGTCGATGGGCTGGCGTGCGAGCCGCAGAGCGGATTCACGCAGGCGGAGGCGCGCGCCTCGCTCGGCATGGCGGTGGATGCCGTCGACATCGAGGGGGCGCTGTCTTCCGACGTGCTGAATGCGCAGGACATCGACGCCGGCCTGTTCGACGGCGCGAGCGTGGAGACGCTGCTGGTCGACTGGAGCGATCCGACGCGGGTGGCGTCGATCCGAAAAGCCGTTATCGGCCGTATTTCACGCGCCGACGGCCGCTTTGTTGCCGAGCTCGAAAGCGTGGCGGCGAGCCTGGACCGGCCGAACGGGCGTTATCTGCGCCGCAATTGCGACGCCCGCCTCGGCGATGCACGTTGCGGCGTCGATCTTTCCGGCAGCGCCTTCACCGGCGCGGGCGAGGTGGCGGCGCTGACCGCGCCGGCGACGCTGCTGGTGGATGGGCTGGCGAGCTTCGAGCCGGGCTGGTTCGCCTTCGGCGAGATCGTCTTCGAGAGCGGCGCGCTCGCCGGGCGGACGATGGCGGTGGTCGAGCACTCGATTGCCGGCGGCGACGTGTTCCTGACCTTGCCGGCGGACGAGCCTTCGCCCGCGCCGGGCGACCGTTACACGGTCAGGGCGGGGTGCGACAAGCGCTTTGCCACCTGCAAGGCGAAGTTCTCCAACCCGGCGAATTTCAGGGGCTTTCCCCACCTGCCGGGCAACGACGCCGCCTATGCCTATGTCACCGAGGGCATGGCATTCGACGGCGGGGTGCTGGTCGAATGAGTGGCCGGCTCCAACCCGCACCGGAGCGCGCGGCCGTCATCGCCGAGGCGATGACGTGGCTCGGCACGCCCTATCGCCATCAGGGATCGCGCAAGGGGGTGGGGTGCGACTGCCTCGGCCTCGTGCGCGGGGTGTGGCGCGCCGTCTATGGCGGCGAGCCGGAGCGGCCCGGCCCCTATTCGCCGGACTGGGCGGAAGCGGGGGCGGGCGACCCGCTGCTCGATGCCGCGCGCCGCCATTGCGCGGAAAAAACGCCCGGCGAGGCGCTGCCGGGCGACATCCTCGTCTTCCGCTGGCGGCCGCGCCACGCGGCCAAGCATCTCGGCATCCTTCTGGGCGGGGAGACATTCCTCCACGCCTATGAGGGGCATGCGGTCATGGTCTCGCCGCTGATCGCCCAATGGCGGCGCAAGATCGCCGGCGTCTTCGCCTTTCCCGGAGTGGAATGAATGTCGACAGTCATCCTGCAATCGGCCGGCGCCTTCATCGGCAGCCTGTTCGGCCCGATCGGCAGCGCCATCGGCTCGGCGCTGGGGGCGATGGCGGGCTATGCGGTCGATCGCAGCCTGCTGGCGAGCACGCAGCGCATCGAGGGGCCGCGGCTCGCCGCCATGCGCCCGTTCACGGCCGAGGAGGGCGCGCCGCTCGCCCGCGTCTACGGCACGGTGCGGATCGGCGGCGACATCATCTGGGCGACGCGCTTCGAGGAAGCGCGCAAGACCGAGCGCCAGGGCGGCAAGGGCGGCCCGAAGGTGACGACCTATTCCTATTTCGCCAATGTCGCGTTGGCCCTGTGCGAAGGCGAGATCGGCTGCGTCAAGCGCGTCTGGGCCGACGGGCGCGAACTCGACCTCGACGACGTGACGCTGCGCGTCCATCGCGGCACGCAGGACCAGCCCGCCGACCCGCTGATCGCGGCGCGGCAGGGCGCCGGCAACGCGCCGGCCTATCGCGGCACGGCCTATGTCGTGTTCGAGCGGTTCCCGATCGGGGCTTACGGCAACCGCATCCCGCAATTCCAGTTCGAGGTGGTGCGGCCGGTCGGCGGGCTGAACCGGCGGATACGCTCGGTGGCGCTGCTGCCGGGATCGACCGAATATGGGCTGTCGCCGCGCGCCGTCACGCGCGTCATGCGGCCGGGCGTGACCGAGACGGTCAATCGCAACGTGCTGCATGCACGCGCCGACCTGGTCGCCTCGCTCGACGAGTTGCAGGCGCTGTGCCCGGCGCTGGAGGAGGTGGCGGTGATCGTCGCCTGGTTCGGCGACGATTTGCGCGCCGGCCACTGCCGGTTGAGACCGATGGTCGCCGACGGCGACCCGGCCGGTTGGTCGGAGCCGTGGCGGGTATCGGGCGTTTCGCGCCAGTCGGCGGCGGTAGCGTCGAAGGTGGACGGGGCGTCCAGCAGCGGCGGCACGCCGACCGACCGCTCGGTGATCGAGTGCATCGCCGAGATCAGGGCAAGGGGCCTCAAGGTCGCGCTCTATCCCTTTGTTATGATGGACATTGCGGCGGGCAACGGACTTCCCGACCCTTATGGCAGTGAAAGCCAGCCGGCCTTTCCCTGGCGCGGGCGCATCACCTGCGATCCCGCGCCGTCGAGGCCGAGCAGCGCCGACCGGACGGCGGCTGCGCGCGTGCAGGTCGCCGCCTTCTGCGGCGGCGCGCTGCCGGGCGATTTCACGATCGCGAGCGGCGGGGTCGGGTTCTCCGGGCCGTCCGCCGACTGGGGCTATCGCCGCTTCGTCCTGCATTACGCGCATCTGGCGGCGCTGGCCGGCGGGGTCGACGCATTCCTGATCGGTTCCGAGCTGCGCGGGCTGACGACGCTGCGCGACGCGGAAGGCGCCTTTCCCTTCGTCGAGGCGCTGGGGACGCTCGTCGGCGAGGCTCGGGCGATTCTGGGCAGCGGGACCGACATCACCTACGGCGCCGACTGGAGCGAGTATTTCGGCTATCAGCCGGCGGACGGTTCCGGCGACGTGCTGTTCCACCTCGACCCGCTCTGGGCGCATCCGGCGATCACCTCGGTCGGCATCGACAACTACATGCCGCTCAGCGACTGGCGCGACGGCGATTATGCCGGCGGCAACCCGGACGGGTTCCACGGGCCGTGCGACCGCGACGGCCTGCGCGGCCAGATCGCCGCCGGCGAGGGCTTCGACTGGTACTATGCCGATGCGGCCGCGCGCGTGGCGCGCCTGCGCACGCCGATCACCGACGGCGCTCACGGCAAGCCGTGGGTGTTCCGCTACAAGGACCTGCGCGGCTGGTGGGAGAATCGGCATTTCGATCGCGTCGGGGGCGTCGAGAAACCAGATCCGACGCCGTGGCAGCCGCGCGGGAAGCCGATCCGGTTCACCGAACTCGGCTGTCCGGCCGTCGACAAGGGGGCGAACCAGCCCAACGTGTTTCCCGATGCGAAATCGTCGGAGAACGCCTTGCCCTATTTCTCGTCCGGCGGGCGGTCGGACGCGATGCAGGCGCGCTTCCTCGAAGCGCATTTCGACCATTGGGACCCGCAAAGCCCGCATTTCGACCCCGCCGCCAACCCGGTGTCGCCCGTCTATGGCGGGCGGATGGTGGACCCGGCCCATATCTGCGTATGGGCGTGGGACGCGCGGCCGTTTCCGGCCTTTCCGGCAATGACCGGGACATGGCGCGATGGCGACAACTGGCATCGCGGCCACTGGCTGAACGGACGGCTTTCAAGCGTGCTGACCGGCAACCTGTTTGCCGCGATCCTCGCCGACCATGGCCTCGCGGGAAGCGACGCGACGCAAGGCGGCGGCAGTATAGCCGGCTATGTCGTCGACCGGCCGCTGACGGCGCGGGCCGCGCTCGAACCGCTGGTCGAGCTGTTCGGGGTCGCGGTGCGTGACGACGGCGGCGTGATCGAGCTTGGCGACGAGCTTTCGCCGGGCACGGCGGCGGTGACGCTCGGTGAACTGGTGATGGCGGAGAGCGGCGCGACCGTCGAGCGGGTGCGCGCGCCCGAGCGTGACGTGCCGCGCGAGACCGAATTGTCCTTCGCCGATCCGTTCCGCGATTATCAGGCCGCGCGCGTCCGCTTCGCCCAGCCGGGAGACGCGGGCAGCGGCAGCGAGGCGATCTCCTTTCCCGGTTTCCTCGAAGCGGGGGCGGCCGAGGCGTTGCTGGCCGACTGGGGCCAGCGCCGCCGCGCCGCCCGCGAGAGCGTCGGCTTCGCCGTACCGCCATCCCGCACCGACGTCGCGCCGGGGGCGCTGGTGTCGCTGCCGGCGGAGGAGGGCGCCTTTCTCGTCGCCGAGGTCGAGGTCGGCGCCGTGCGCGGGGTCCGCGCGCGCCGGCTCGTGCGCACCGTGCCGACGCCGTGGCGCTCGGGCCGAATGGCGCCGGCGCGGCCGCAGGCGGGCGTGGTCGGGGCGCCGCATGCGCTTTTCCTCGACCTGCCGATGCTGCCGGGCGGGCAGCCGCCGCACGAGCAGTTCAAGGTCGCGGCCTTCGCCCGGCCGTGGCGCACCCAGCTCGTCTACTCCTCGCCGCGCGAGGACGGCTATATCCACACCGCCACTGTGCCGCTGGAAGCGACGCTGGGCGAGGTGATCGAAGCCGATGCCGGCCTGTTCGAAGGGCGCTGGGACCGGGGTGGCAGGATCGTCGTCGCGCTCCATGGCGGCGCGCTCGCCAGCGTCGCCACGGACGCCCTGACGAACGGCGCCAACACTGCCGCGATCCGCGCCGACGGCGGGGCGTGGGAGGTGCTCCAGTTCGGGCGGGCCGAGGAGATCGCGCCCTCGGTCTGGGAGCTGACGCTGCTGCTGCGCGGCCAGTCGGGCACGCTCGACGCGGCCATGTCCGGTTTTTCTCCCGGCGCGCCCTTCGTCCTTCTGGACGAGGCGGTGGTCGCGGCCGGGCTGGCGCCGGAGCTTGCCGGCCTGCCGCTCAACTGGCGGATCGGCCCCTCGGGCAAGGATTTCGGTCCGCCCTATTTCGTCGGTATCACCATGGCCGGCGGGATGCGGGCGCATCTGCCCTTGTCGCCGGCGCATATGCGCCTTGCCCGCAAAGCCGGTGGCGACGTCGACCTGTCATGGATCCGGCGCGGGCGGATCGATGCCGATTCATGGCTTGGCGAGGACATTCCGCTCGGCGAGGAGAGCGAACGCTACCGGATTTCGGTGGCGACGGCGGAAGGCGCCGTGCGGCGCACGATCGACGTCGACCGGCCGCGCTGGACCTATCCGGCGGCGCTGCAGGCCACGGATTTCCCGTCGCGGCCGGCGGCAATCACGATCGGTATCAGCCAGGTCAGCCTCGCGGCCGGGGCTGGCGTGCCCGCGCGCCGGCATTTCACTCTTACCTGAGACAAGCTCTCTAACTCATTATCAAAGAAGGAGAATTGACATGGACGACTTCAAGCCGTGGTACCTTTCGCGCACGATCTGGGCCTCGGCCATCGCGGTGGCGGCGACGCTGGCCAGCGCGCTGGGCTTTCCGCTCGACGCCGCCGACACGGCGGCCCTGCCGGACGCCATCCTTCAGGCCGTCGCGGCGGTTGCCGGCGTCGTCGCCATCGTCAGCCGGATTTCCGCCCGCAACCGGATCGGATAAGGGCAAGCGACTTTGTTCATTCCGCATTCAGCGGCTTTGCGCTAGAACGCTGGCATGACAAAGTTTCGCACATCCCTGCTCGCGCTGTTCGTCGGCCTCAGCCTGGTCGGTTCGCTGGCCGTGCCGGCTTCCGCCGCGCCCGACTGCCACGCCATCGGCCAGCGCCACGCGGCGCAGGCCGGCGGCCAGCTCGCTCGGGCCACGCCCGAGACGCGCAACGGCCAGCAGGTCTGCGTCATCGTGGTGCTGATGCCGGCCAAGGACGGCCAGAGGCCGCGGCGCAACGAGATCGTCGTTCCGGCCCGTTGATCGGGGCTCGGGATCGAGGGGCCAATCAAGGGGACGGATGACGCATGCGCATACTCGTTGTCGAAGACGACAAGGATCTCAACCGCCAGATTTCGGACGCGCTCGTCGATGCCGGTTATGTCGTCGATCGCGCCCATGACGGCGAGGAAGGCCATTTCCTCGGCGACACCGAGCCCTATGACGCGGTCGTGCTCGACATCGGCCTGCCGCAGATGGACGGCATATCCGTTGTCGAGCGCTGGCGCCGCGACGGGCGCAAGATGCCGGTGCTGATGCTGACGGCGCGCGACCGCTGGAGCGACAAGGTCGCCGGCATCGACGCCGGCGCCGACGACTACGTCGCCAAGCCCTTCCACATCGAGGAGGTGCTGGCGCGCCTGCGTGCGCTGATCCGCCGCGCCGCCGGCCATGCCTCGTCCGAGCTGATCTGCGGGCCGCTGCGCCTCGACACCAAGGCGTCGAAGGCCGATCTCGACGGCGTGCCGCTGAAGCTGACCTCGCACGAGTTCCGCCTGCTCGCCTATCTCATGCACCATATGGGCGAGGTCGTATCGCGCACGGAGCTGGTCGAGCATCTCTACGACCAGGATTTCGACCGCGATTCCAACACGATAGAGGTCTTCGTCGGCCGGCTGCGCCGGAAGATGGGCATCGACCTGATCGAGACGGTGCGTGGCATGGGCTATCGCATGCGCGAGGCGCGGGATTGAGCGCGCGGCCATGGCCTCGCCGTTGTCGAGCTTGAAGGGCGTGAGCGGCAAGGGCCTTTTCTCCGCGCTCCGAAAGCGGGCGAACTCGCTCGCCTTCCGCGTCGTCGCATTCTCGACGCTGTGGGCGCTGGTGGCGCTGGTCGTCATCGCCACGATCATCTCGACGCTGTTCCGGCAGGCGAGCGAGCAGGGCTTCGAAAGCCTGCTGACCGCGCATCTTTTCAACCTCATCAGCTCGGTCGGGGTTAGCGACGACGGCGCCTTGCAAGGGCAGCCCAATCTCGGCGACCTGCGCTTCACCGTGCCGCGTTCGGGCTGGTACTGGTCGGTGGAGCCGGTTTCCGGCGTCTCGGGCCGGCTCGCCTCGCTGTCGCTGACCGAGCCGCTCGCTTCGCCGCCGCCGCAGGAGGTGCCGTTCAGCGCCGCCTTCCAGCGCAGCTATGTCGCCGACGGGCTGGACGGCGAGACGATAGAGGTGTTCGAAAGCGAATTCGTGCTCGACGAGGACAACCGCGTCGCGCGCTTTCGCGTCATGGGCAACCGCAGCGAGCTGGAAGACGACATCGCCGCCTTCGACCGCCAGCTCTATTTCTATCTTTCCCTGTTCGGCATCGGCATGATCGCCATCAACGCGCTGGCGATCCTGATCGGGCTGCGCCCGCTCGGGCGCGTGCGCCGCTCGCTGGCCGAGATCCGGGCGGGTGCCGCACAGCGGCTCGACGGCGACTTCCCGCGCGAGATCGCGCCGCTCGCCAACGAGACCAACGAGCTGATCGACAGCAACCGCCGCATCGTCGAGCGCTCGCGCACGCAGGTCGGCAATCTCGCCCATTCGCTGAAGACGCCGCTGGCCGTGCTGACCAACGAGGCGCGCGCGCTCGGCGGCCCCAAGGGCGAGCTGATCGCCGATCAGGCCGCCTCGATGCGCCAACAGGTCGAGCACTATCTCCAGCGCGCGCGCATGGCCGCCCAGCGCGACACCATCGTCTTCCGCACGCCGGTCGGTGCGACGCTGGAGCGCATGGTGCGGGTGATGGCCAAGCTCAACCCCACCACCCGGCTGACATTCTCGCTGCCCGACGAGCAGATCGTCTTCATCGGCGAGAAGGAGGATCTGGAGGAGATCGCCGGCAACCTGCTCGAAAACGCGATGAAGTGGGCGCGCGGCAGGGTCGCGGTGACGGTGACGCGGGCGGATGGCGACGACGAGCGGCAGCCCATGTTCGCCCTCGTCATCGAGGATGACGGTCCCGGAATACCGGAAGAGCGGACGCGCGAGGCGCTCACGCGCGGCCACAGGCTCGACGAGACCAAGCCCGGAACCGGCCTCGGCCTTGCCATCGTCGCCGATCTCGTCAAGGAATATGGCGGCAGGCTCGGCCTGTCGCGCTCCGCGCTCGGCGGACTGAATGCCACGGTGATGCTGCGATGCGCGCAGGAATGACGGAGGCGGCGCGGCCGGAACCAAAGCCGGCCGCGCGCGGTTCTCGATGAAGGTGAACGGAAAGGCATGCGCAGGATGAAGGTGACGGTTGCGGCGGCGATTGCGGCTCTTGCCCTTTCCGCATGTTCGACGACGGGCGGGGACGGCGGCGGCTCGGCCACGCAGGCTTTTGCCGCCGGCGCGCAGCCGCATGGCGGCGCGGCCATCGTCGAGGCGATGGCCGGCGGGCTGGTCGCGGGGCCGGTCGGGGCCGGCCTCGACCGGCGCGACCGCCGCCGGGCGCTCGAGGCGGAG